AACCCGAAGATTGTTTTTCTTGTAATCGGTAAATCTAACGGCATTTAACAAAGCAATTGATTCAAGTTCTTGATCAATGCCTTTCATTACTGGCTTGGTTCTTATTTCCGATTTATAACCATAAAAGTTTTGCTTTGCAATTTCCCGGATATAAGTTTTTGCCCCTTCCGATAATGCTTCGGTTTTATTTCTTGGCGATGCCATTAAATTTCCGATTGTACTTGGATGCCATTTCATAACGTTATGGCTTTAAGTTGTAAATCAGTTAAAGAATAAGTTGCATGTAATTGTTCAATTGTAAACTTTTTATCTTCAATTGCTTTCAATGCTTTCTCAAATCTTTCATTGTCAATTGATGGCTTTGCTTTTGGAGCTGCGCTTGCGGTGTTGCCATCATCATCAACGGCTTGCAAAGATAAAAGCGATTGTAATGTTCCCCTTCGGAAATATGTAACCGCGGAAAGTATTTTTTGGGGATCTGTAATCAATGGCAATCTCATAAAAGATTCAATCATTTCCCCGGAATCAATATCAATAATTTGAGTTGTTACAACATCATCTTTAATTGGTTGTAATAATACAAGGCCATTTTCCCAAAGTAATGGTTCAACTGTTTCAAGCAATGCATTGATATCGGCATAACTCTTTTTAAAGTGGGGATTGGTGGCGTTCTTTTGAACTTTTCCGATTAATTGTTTCGCGGCATGTAACTTCGCGTAAATTCCTTTTGGAGCGGTTGGCTCCGGTGTTTGTGTTGTTGGTTTCATGTTGTTGTTTTTATTTGTTTATTTTGTAAAGTTAATAATTTATTTTAAATATGCAAGTAAATTGTTGTAAAAAAGTATAAAAGAATCAAAATCTTTTGCGATATAATAAATTCCCCCGGCGCTTTCAACCGATTCTTGATATTGTTTTTGAACTTCGGATTGTTTATCCTTGCCAAATTTTACTTCAATCTTTACAGAACGCCCCTGGATGATTGCGGAAATATCCGCGGATCCCTTGGTTCCGGTGCTTGGAGTAAACATCCCCTTCAATTGCCGGGTATTTTCGCCAACTTTTATCTTTTTACCTTCGCGATAAATTCCCATTGTGTTGATTCGTTCCGCTTGGCAATTAGAATAATTCAAGAACTTAATAATACATTTGGTCAATGCATTGGTTGAATTATCATTGTAATCTTCAGGCACAATGTACGGATTGCTTGGATATTTATTTTGAAGATATTCAAACTCCAGGGCTTTGAGTAATGCTTTATTTTCTTTATTCATGATTCAATTGTTTTAATTGTGAAATTGTCATTGTCATTGTATCGCATTTATAAGTAAAATTATTTTCGGTTTCCCCTTCCAGGTGCAAAACGGCATTATCAAAAAAATCTTTTTTGGAAATATATCCATTAATAAAAACTTTTGTAAAGTCATTCATTACGGAAATAAAACAATAGTAATCGCATTTTTGCCGTAAGTTATGCGAAGATAAATTGCAATGATGCAACAACCTTGGAACCGTATTAACGCGCATTGCTTTAACTTCAATCTTCTTATTGGTTAAAATAAAATCATAATCATAATGCTTCGCATGAATTATATCTTTGCCAATGTCTTTAAAGTAATCAAAGAAACATATTTCGGCAATTGCCCCGGCTGCGGATCCATCGCCTTGAGTAATTGAATTATCTAAAATTCCAAAATCGTAAAGAGTTTTTGCTCTTTTTAATTGGTCTAAATTTGGAGTTATTGTTATCATGTTGTTTGTTTTTTAATTGAAAAAATTATTACTTGTATTATTGTTTGAATTTGTTCATCCGTTAAATCAAAATAAACCGGCAAAGAAATTTCATTTTGATATTTATTCCAGGTTTCCGGATAATTTTTTATTTTATAACCGCGCTTTTTATATGCTGTTAAAATTGGAAGCGGTAAAAAATGAACGTTAACCGAAACATTTTGATTGAAGATTTCATCAATTATTTTATCTCTCATTGATTCATCTATTCCTTTTATCCTTAATTGATAAAGATGAAAGCTGCTAATTTTATCTTGAGTTGTATGCAATGGAAGCATTGCCCAATCATATTTTGAAAATGCTTTATCATATAAATTAAATATCTCTTTACGGCGCGTTAAATTTTCTTCGTAACGTTCCAATTCAACCAATCCAATTGATGCTTGTAAATCAGTCATATTGCATTTAAAACCGGGATGAATAACATCATAACGCCAATTTCCTTTTTGGCTTTTGGATAATGCATCTTTATTTTGGCCATGCAAAATCATTTCGCAAAACTCTTTATAAATTTCATCATGATCAAATCTCTTTGGCAAATCAAAACAAAGCGCCCCGCCTTCGGCGGTTGTTAAATTCTTAACGGCATGAAATGAAAAGGATGTTATATCGGTTAAACTTCCGGCGCGTTTATTATTCATCAAAGCTCCAAAACTATGCGCGGCATCGCTTATAATTAAAATACGGCCAAGTTGTTTTTGCAAAGATGAACTTGGATTGAATTTTTGCTTTATTGATTTCTCTTTAACTAATTTATTAACTGCAATATAATCGCAAGGAAATCCGGCAATATCAACCAGGATGATTGCTTTTGTTCTTGGCGTTATTGCTTTACGAATTTCATCAATTGAAATATTAAAATCATCTTGATTAATATCAACCATTATTGGCTTGGCTCCAGAATGAATAATAACATTTGCGGTTGCGCAATAAGTATATGCCGGCAATATAATCTCATCGCCTTCTTTTATTCCCCAGTAATTCAAAAGAACTTGAACGCCATTAGTCCAGGAATTTACGGCAACGGTTGTTTTGCATCCGGTATATTCCGTTATTTTCTTTTCAAAAAGTTTTGTTTTATGGCCGGTAGTAATCCATTTGCTTTGCAAAGTTTTTACAACTTCATTAATAATTTTATCATCAATTCTTGGAATAAAAAAAGGGATCATAAGTTCATTGCTTTAATGGTTAATTCATCCCAAACATCCCCGGCTTTCGGAGCGTTGAAATTTTCAATTCTAAAATAGCGCCCGGAACTGTTCCGGCCTTTTGTTAATTTTAGTTTATTAAATTTGGCATATTCGCCAACCCACTTTAAGAATCTTCGCGCTTCAAGATCCTTCCAACCCGCTGTTTCATTCTTGAATAATTCTAAATAAGTATTGTTATAAATAAATTCATCAATTTTAATTGGATTATCATTCACGAAATCATAAAAATCTTTTGATGTTGCTTGGATGAATCTCTTGGCTTCGGCATTAATGGAAACCGATTTGAGCAATCCATTCTTTAAGAATCTTTGCAAGTTGTGAATCATATAATTGTCAAATTTTAACCAGTCAATTTCCGTCCATGAATCAAATAATAACCGGCCATAAATATCAAGCGGGGATCTTTGCGCGTTAAAGTATTGAAAGAACTCCAGTTCGTGCCTTCTTCGATCATGAGATGAACCGGCGCCGGCAATAACATAATTGGTTGTTAAAACTATTTTTGGGGATCTCTCAAATGGAATAAAAATTTCATCCTTGTTTTTTCTGTTCACTGTTATGCCTTCCGAAATCAATGAGAATAAATCTTCAAATACAAAATTTTTTTTAACATCATCCAGGGCTAAAATTTGAGAATCCAAATTTACTCTTTGATAAACAAAATCGCCTTTCAAGTTGAAAGCTTTGCCATCAATCTTTACAATTTTTCGAAGGTATCCGAGCGCGGTTAACATCAAGGATTTACCGGAACCGCCGTTTGCATTATCATCAATTTCTTGATCATTAAAGATAATTGCCTTTTGATCTGTTTTATCTTTAAATGTATGCAATAAATATCCAAGTGTTGTTTCAAGCGAAGCGGTACGGTTCTCATCTTCATTGCTTACTTTATAAACAAGATCCTTGAAATCATTATCAAAGGAATCAAGCTTTGTAAAATCCCGGCCAATTATTTGATTTTCCCAAATGTATCCATTAACATCAATGTAACTTTGCAAAACAACTTCTTTCTTGGTTATTTTAGCAACTCCATTTTTAAAGGGGATGAAAGAACAATCAATTGTATCCTGGAGCATCTTTAATGCAATTGAATCAATCATATTTAAATGATTCTCATTAAACAAATAAGTTGATTTCGAGCAATAGTTCCAAACTTTGTTTTCGGCTTTGCTCAAAAGAAAGGTTAAAACAAAATCTTTTATTTGATCCGTTGAACTTAACCGAACTTTATTTTCTTGAACGCGTACAAAAGTTGGCTTTTCGGCATTTTCCGGATAATACTTATTGAATCCATTCTTAACCAAAAATTCCGAATATTTCATCGGTTCGATGCTTATTGTTTCAACTCCTTTTTTTATTTCTATTTGCCAAAATACATCTTCGGTTGTTGCAAGTTCATCTTTAACATCATTAATTATCGAATCATCAACATTTAATTGTTTCTTTATATCTCGCGGATTGATTCCTTGCTTCAATTTATTCTTGACTTTAACAACAAGCTCCGTATTTTCAAAGTATTTGATTCCTTGGCTTGCTTTCTTATAAGCGGATTTAACTGTTTGTATTAATTCGCCTTGAGTAAAGCCAGGGGAAACAAATTGATTTTGCAAATAGTATTCGGCAGCATCTTTGGAAATATTGTATTCACAAAAACAAGCGGCAACTTTAAAAACATATTGGTTCCTGGATCCTTCGGAAAAAGTACATCCAAAATCGAACTTCATTATCCTTTCAATTATTTTATCTTCATCATTTAAGATACAAACCGGGGCTTTATCATGGAAATCAAATCCTTTTTCTTGGTCGATTTGAGTAAACTCATCGCAAAATTCATTGATGTAAGCATCTGGATCATAAGATTCAAAACAAACCCGGGAAACATTGCAGCTCGTTGGATCAAAATAATCCGAATTAAAGAACTTTTGAAATGCTTGGAATCTTCTTTTGTGTTCATCCTTGGTTGATTTGGGGATTTTAAT